AACCTCGGTGCGCGGGGACCAAGCATCTGTGTGGGAGGCGGGATCGTGTTCTTGATCAATATGCTGTTGCTTACCCCCTGCGGGGCAAGCGAGGTAATCGTCGCTCCCGTCACCCAAGTCGAGCCTTCATCCAAGCTGAACGTGAAGTCGACGTCGATCAGTGAAAGCGTTAGGTTGTTGGCGATCTTCGTCGTGCTGCTGTTGCGCAGTTTGATTCGATGCGTTACCGTCGTGCCTTCCGGCCGGTCACCGAAATCAAGGTCCCGGATAAACTCCGGGTCACCTGATTCGTCGTCATCCAGGAACAGGATATCGTCCGGGATTTCTCCTTCTGCTTTCACGCCGTAGACATGAAGCGCATAGATGGTTACGCGCGAATAATCTCCGTTTACATACGGCGCAAAATACCGAACGCGTAGTACTTTGATCGCTTCCGAAAAGTTGCACGGCTGAATGCTATCCCTCCACACGTCGTTGTCGATCATATTGGGCGGTATGGCACCACTCGGCAGTGTCGCATTGATCCAGGTGCCATCTAGGCCGTTGGTGCTATCCACGCTTCCGGCAACGGTAATCGAGCATCCGCTGCTATTGCCCGCATTGACTTTGTGTATCATTCCAAGTCCGGCAATCACATATCGTTCGGGCAGAAACACCCAGAGGGTTTTAATTGCCTCTCCCATGCACACATCTTTTGAGAGCACTGCGTTTGTGTTCCCGATCCCATTTAGAAGCGCCATCTGTTCCGTCGTCAAAGCTGTCGTGATCTCGTTGATCTCGTTCCCGTAGTAGACCGAACCGCCGCCTACGTCGTATTCAAACTTCCGTCCGGGTAAAGTTGGATAGGGCATGTGTTATTCCTCCTAAAAATATGCGGGGTGATATTCGAGCGTGACCTGACCGCCAACTGTATCGGTTACCAACTCCATACTGTTGTTTCCGGCATCCAAAATCATCCAATAGGCATCGCCACCATGCTTGACAATCGAAATCATGTTGTCTTCGCCCTGCATGCAGGCGAAGTGTTTCGTATCCAGAACCACAGCTTGCCCACTAGCGATCGTCCCAACATACTGGATCCAGATGCCATTATTCCGATTTCTCAGAATCGGATTGCTCAGCGGCCCTTCCAGCGTGATCACCATATACGTTGCCGGTGCGGAGCCTGCGTTAACGTGCGTCCATATAATAGGAGAGATCGAACCCGTCCTGACGTCCGCAGTCTTTTCTGTCCCGTAAAAGAATGGATCACTTCGCGTACCCCGGGTTTTTTCGCACGAATTGAATCTCCGAGCAAAGTTCAGCCTGCGCCAGCCGCGTTTCACCGCTTCGTAACGTCCTGCTCAAGGTATGTAGTCCCGGCTTGCCGATGGCCGTCAGGAACGCGTCGATGTTATTGTCCAGGTCAGCCCGGTCCGTTCCCTTGATCCACATGGAGAGGACGACCTTCCTGCTGTCAAAGCGCTTCTTGATCCACCGATTCCCGTGCTGAAACGGCACCCGCAGGTCATTTCCCCGGAATTTGGGAATCCCGATCCCTTCGATTGCGCTTTCCACGTCCCATTTCCCTCGGGAGCTGAGAGAGAACCCGTTAAACGACCAATTTTCAGGCAAGCTTCCTGCACCTCCTCTACGCCAATCCGTACGAATGCTTCAGCAGAGTCGTTCGGATGCTGTCCGACGCCGTTTCCGCTTTGGGGTTGTTGATCACGATTTCATATTTGTTCTCTACGTTACCCGCCTGAGCGGCTGAACTGGATGTATTTGTGGTAGCTGGAGATTTCACGACCGTGCCGACGTCGATATTCAGTCCATCGAACTTGGTCGGAATCGCGCGTTTCATCTCCTCCTCGACGGATCGCATGGCGTCGGTGAAACCAACGCCTAACCCGAGGCCCATGTTCTCGCCGATCCCGGCAAACACCGTCGAAGGGCTGTGGATACCGAGCACCCGTTTCGCGCCGTTGATCACGCTGCGAAACAAGCCCCCAATCTTATCCTGGATCCATTGGCCCATGGACTGGATGCCCTGCCAAAGCCCCTGCACGATGTTTTTGCCGATGTCTACAACCGAAGCGATCGCTTTGGAGACACCATTCACGATCGAGGAAACAACCCTCGGCATATTCGAAGACAGCTGCGGGATCGAGCCGACGATCCCCTGAATCAAGGCCCCGATCATCCGCACACCGGCAGAAAGGATCTTCGGTAGGTTTTCGATCAGGCACTCGACGATCGCCACAATCAACTGCGGCATAGCTTCGATCAACGCGGGCAGCGCATTGATGATTCCTTCTATCAGCCCGAGCAGGATCGACATGCCCGCTTCGATAACTTGGTCGATATTCTCCAGCAGCGAGGAGACGATCAGCACAACCGCCTTGACGATCGCGGGGATCAGTTGCGGCAGCGCTTGCCCGATTCCGCTGACCAGCGCGGTGATCATCTGAACCGCCGCACCCACTAGCAGCGGCAGATTATCGACGAGTGCCCAGATGATGGTCATGACGGCATCCACTGCGACCGGGATCAGTTCGGGCAGCAGTTTCAGTACCGTTCCCAGCAACTGCCGGAATAGCGATGCCGCTGTGCTCACCAGCGTGGGCAGAATCCCCGATACTTCTGATAGGATTGCGTCCAATGCGTCCGGGAGCGCTTTGACGATATTCTCCAATACTGGTGTAATATTCGTCATAACGGTTCGAAACGCGTCGGTCATATTCCGAGTCAGTGCCAGCGTATCCGCGTTTGCGCTGCCCAGCCCTGCAACCCACGACTGTGCTGCCGCTTTCAGCATGCCGATGGAGCCTGTGATCGTCTGAGACGATTCACGCGCAAAGTTGCCGGCATATTGCTCTGTGTTCTCAAAGAACATCTGCATGGCGACTTCGGCTTTTTGCGCCTGTGTGGCCGAGCTCCATGTAAAGTCCAACCCTTTTGCCAACGCATATGCCTGAATACTGGTCGCGTTCATGGCGACACCGAGGTTGTCCATCATGGTGAAGTTGCCTTTGGCAGCGCCGGTCACTGCTTCCAGTGCCATGGAGGTATCGATACCCATGACGGACGCCATGTCCGCCGCTCGCTGCATGGCTTTTTCAGTCAGTGCCAGACTCGTTTGCTGATCGACACCGACGCCTTGAAACAACGCGCCCATTTTATTGGCGGTGGCAAGATACTCGCTTTGTGAAACACCAAGGTTCTTGTATGCGTCCTCACCGGTTTTCTGAATCGACGCGGCGTATTCGCCGAACACGGCCTCCGAGCCACCGAGGTTCTGCTCCAACTGCCCGAACTGTTCGACAACCGCTTTACCGAGTTTATATACGGCTGCACCTGCCGCAATCAGAACGGAACCCATGGCAATACCAACGCTCTTGAGCACCCCATTGAGTTTTTCAAAGCGTTCTTTGGCACGGTCGGACTGGTTCGCGGCGTCTTCGACCTCGTCTCCAAATCCGTCCGCTTTCTTCTCCGCGTCCTGAAACTCGTCGCCGACACCATCGATGGCCTTTTCGTTGTTCTTCAGCTCGCGCTCCATGTTGTTGAGCTCTGCTTCCGCGTTATTCAGCTGCACCGTCCACTGCTGCGTCCTGCGGTCGTTTTCGCCGAACGATTCCGCGGAATTTTCGAGCGCCTTACGAAGCAGTTCGATCTTGTCCTTCTGTTCGGAAATCTGGCGGGTCAACACGCCATTTCTCGCGGTGAGTGAGGAGACGCCGCGATCCTGTTTGTCGAACTGGGATTCGACGAGCTTCATCTCGGAACCGAGCACTTTGAACTGCTGGTTGATATCTTTTAACGCGGCCCGAAACTCTCTTTCGCCTTCGATGCCAATTTTTAGGCCGAAATCCGAATCCGCCATGTGCTCAGCCCCTTTCTGAAAAATAAAAAACGGCTAGATCCCAAATGGAATCAAGTCGTCTATAAAAGTCTCCATTATTGCTTTCGCCAATCCATGGAACTGCTTATATACCTCCCACTGGTCGAGCAGCGAACCAAGCGGCATGAGCCAGACTTCGCGCTCCGGACGTCCCAGCAGGGTCACACCGTAAAAGAGCAACCGGGTGAACGTTTCCTCATCGCTCACCCGGCAGGCGCGTTTTTTTCCGGCTCCGGTTCGCTTTCCACATAGCGTTCCGTACCCCGGAACATCGATTCCATGATCGCGTCCTTGTACGCAGCCAAGTCGTGCGGTGAAGTCAGCAGCTCGATCGTTTCCTCCGTCAATGGATTCCGCTTGTCTTCCGGATGTTGAAAATTGTGAATCAGGATGCTCTGATTCGCTAGCAGCGCGATCAGCCAGATCAGCTCATCCAAGGCGTTTTCGAAGTTCTCCGCTTTCATGAGCTTGTCGCCGAGGCTCGCGAGTCCACCGTAGCGCTTGGCGATCTGTTTCGTCGCGCCGGTGGTCAATGTCAGTTCATATGCATTACCGCCGATCATGATCTCGGCAGCACGTTCATTCTCCATATATTGCCTCCGTTATTCCACCGGCGCCGCAAACGTCGGTTCATACACCGCCGCATACCACCCGGTGATCGTTTCCGCCGCTACGCCCGCGTCATCCTCGTTGACTTCACACTTCCACGGATGCTTGCCCTGTCCGTCGAGCTTATTGCGCCGGAAAATGGTACCTTCGACCGTCGGCGTGTTGAAGCTGATGCTATCACCCTTTGTGGCAAGGTTCGTCGCCGGGATGCCGAAGATCACGCGATAACACCAGAAATACCGATACTTGCCATTGCTCTTCTTCGCCCGAAATCCCACCGCAACCGGCGAGGGCATGCCTTCGCCCTGCGAGATCACCACGCCGTTGTCGTCGATCACCGCGCCGACCAGGTCGCCCGCGACCGCAGCGCCGATGTCGTTTATCCCGAGCGAGAGTTTCCCGCTCTTGAATTCCTTCACAATCTCTGCCGCGGAATCGTCAGCAAACAGCGTCGCTTCGTTCAATTCGATCTC